GTTTCTGGACCTACTATTGCATCTAGTACCATCATCATCGGTGTTTTAAGATTACTTAATATAGAATCACCAGTTGTTCTTAATGATGTACTTACTGTTTCTAATGCATTTTTTTTTACAGGTTTAACATCTTTTTTTTCATCACCTGCTAATGCACCCATTCGTGATACACCTACAAATCTATCCATATCTAAAGCTGTTTGTGGTTGTGTAGCTACATCAATTCCTGTTGCAATATTACTTGGTAAAAATCTACTATCATCTGTAGTTTCTTGTGTAGTTCCTTGTCTACGATCTATTGTTCCTCTAGCACTTAAACCTTTAATATTAGTTCTTACTGTAGGTTCATCTAATTCTAAAGCAGGTTTATCTTGTTGAACATCACCAGCAACATCTCTCATATTAGGTCTACCAAAAACTGTTGAAGTAGGATCTTTAATATCTAAAGGTGATGTTACTCCTCTATAAGCATCATCAGTAGTCATCCTTTGTCTAGTATCTGCAAAAGTATCATCTAACATACTACTAGTTTTTTTAGCTTCTTGTAACATATTTCCAGTAGTATCAGGCTGATTATCTCCACCTCTATCTGGCATATTAAATGCCATTTTAGTTTGTTGAGATACTGTATCTCCTGTTACATCTGTTGCTGTTTGAGTTTGTGTAGCTGTTGTAGTTGCAGCAGTTGTATCCAAATCAGGTAAATTTAAAGGTGATATTTTTGTAAAACCAACTTCTTTAATTGTATAATTACCTGTAGTAGAATCTCTTACTAACTCAAAAGTTCCAGGTCCTATTCTATTTGGATCAAATGTTGCCATTCTTATTACGTTTGTTCGCCTCTTCTAGGTTGAGTATTTGCCGCACTAAAGCCAGCTTCCCCTGGCATCGGTACATTGCCTGTTCCGATGTTGCCACCTCCAGCTCCTGTTGGATCTGTTGGCGAAGCTCCTGGAGGTATTGGACTAGTCTGTCCCATTTCTGTTTGTCCTCCAGCAGCGGCTGTATTGTTTTGATTTCCATTTGCCATTCCCATTATTTGTGCATAGATCGCAGCTTTTTCTGGATCATTAATTAATTGATCTGGATCAATATCTAAAGACTTAGCTATTTCAGTTAAACATGTATGCCATCTAACAAATGGTGCAAGTGCAGGATTAGCTGCTGTTTGCATAAATGTCATTAGTCTTTGAGATCTTACTTCTTTTTGCATTAAAGAAGAAGTGCCTTGAGCTTTAATCTCTAGATCACCTTTTATTTGTGGAGCATCATCATTAAATTGCATGTTCCAATAAAATAATGATTGTCCTAGGGGCTTTAATAAATAGTCATCAATATTTTTAATAACTGTTTTAATACTTAATGCTGCAGCACCCATCAACATTGACATACCTGATGCAGTTCTAGTTGTAGATTGTACACCTGTTGCTCCATGTGAGTATGATGGTATACCTGTAGCTTCATCTGCAAGTTGTCTAAACTTGTCAAACATTTGTAAATTCTCATATGCAGTATTAGGAAACTTAACTCCATGTACTGCTTGTCCTGTTTGTCCACTTTGTCTTCTAAATATTTTACCAGGAAATACTTTCATATCTTGACCAGGTACTAACATTGTTTCATCAACATCAAATACTAAATTACCTGCAAGTGCTAAGTTATCAATAGCCATTCTTGCATGACCATTCATAACCATTTGAGAGTCTTCCATATTTTCTGGAATACCTACACCAAAAAATTGATAAGGATTTAATTCATATGGACAAACTAAATAAGGTATTCTTGTTGGGGTAAATGGATTTTCTACCATTCTTAAAACTTTATTACCACATATCCAAACATTAACTGATACTACTTCGCTATCAGATTCAGATGCTAAACCACATTCATCTGCAGTTTTTCTATCTATTACACCCCAATATTCTAATACTTCAAATCTATTTTTATAAATACTTGTAATATTTTCTCTATCATATAATGAAGATTCAAATCCTCTTGTTTGATAATTAGGTCCCATCTCTAAACATTCTTTAACAGCTTCTGCATTAAACATTGGTTTTTCTGCTAAATCTTCAAACTGTTGTTTATTATATGAATGTCTTTGAATTACATAATCACAATCATTTATATTTGTTGCATTTGGATCTGGATAAAAATCCCAACACGATACTGCTTCTATGCTTGGTATTGTTTTTAATTTTTTAATATTAATACTTGCAACATTTCCTGAATCATCTTCTGCAGTATCAAATGAATTATATTCTTTTAAATCTGTAAATGGACCTTTTAATATTCCTGTACCTAATAATGCCATTTCAAAAAATACATGACGCATAATTGTAATAGCTTTACTTTCTTCTAATTGATCATGTATTAATTTTTCCATTGCTTCAGCAGCCATCTTAGCAGGTTCTATTTGTGGACCTCCTATATAAGATGAACCTTCTTCAAAACCAACATTTTCATATTCTTGATTTAAATTTTTCATTAAATCACTAACAGTTGCACCTGGTGGTATTTGTGTACCATCACCATTAAATCCATATGGATCTCTAGGTGCTTGTTCTTGTTGTTCTTTTGGTTTTAAACTAGCTCTACTTGCTATATCTTCTGGTACTGATGTAGGAGAAACTCCTAATGGAAATTTACCTTGTGAAAATAAAACTTCTATAATTTGACCAAACGAAGCAAGAACCTTAGTCTTTGTTATTTTAACAAACACTCTTGACTTTTCGTTTTCACGAAATGCCATTTCAGGTCCATATAATCCTCTATAGTTTCTATATGCTTTTAACCATCTTTTTTCATCATAGACTTTAGATGTTTCAGCTTGTTGAAACTTACTTCGTATTAAACCGACTAAAGGATTCCCCTCGGCTTCGTAGCCGCCATTATTTTTTTTATCTTCTTCTTGCATAGATTAATCTCTTGAGTCTTTAAACATATCTGGAGCAAATCTTATCAATAATTCTTTTAAATGCTCATCATCAAAATCACTAGCGTTTGTTTCTGGTAATTCCATAGCATTTAAATGTTTAACTAAAGTTCTTCTTTTTAGTTTACCAACATCTAATTGTTTTCCAGGTCTATAGCTAGCAACTTTAATATTTTTTTCTTCTGTAGGTTTTTTACCTTTAGGATGTTCGTTAGAGTATTTTTTATTGCCGTTAGTTAGCATTAATAATCTCTTTCTTCAGCCATTCTAAAGATTGCTGGATCTACTTTTGACTTTGATTTACCTTTAGCGTCATTGCCATCACCGCTTGTAGCTCCTTGATTCACTTTAGAATTAGGATCTATTGCTAGTGGAGCATTAGGTGCTTTTGGTGCATCTGGTGCTAGTTCTCCGTGCATGTATCTTTTCATCATTTGGGTTTTCTCCTTTTAGTTTTCTTTTTAATTTTTTTAGTTTTCTTTTTAGTGCCTGCATAGATGACAGGTACAAAATTACTCTTGGGTCCAAGACTCATTAATAATCTTTTTCGTCAGCCATTTTAAACAAAGAATCTTGAACATGTTCTGCACCAGGTTTACTTGGTACAGTTGGATCATACTCAAAAGGTTCTTGCTTTCTATGTGTATGCTGAGAAAAATCAATATTAGTGTGTTCCCTGTTAGGCTGTTTGCCTTCAGGTGTATCACTTAATTGACCTTGTTTAACTTTAGCTTTTGGATCAAATTTAGCTTCCATTGTTATCTCCTATATTTTTATTTTCTTAATCTTTAATATATTTTTAGTAGGTATTACTGTATGCCCACCACCTTGTTTTATTATACCACTATCTTCAAATATAAAATCTGCCATGATTACAGTTCTTTTTTCATTTTGTTCTACTAGCCAACCAAAGCTACAGCATACAGCTGTCTTTGATTTTTTTATATCTGATATATCAGACCATTCACATGATCCAACAATATCCTCCCAATAAGCAATTACTAGATCATAGGGAAAATTTTTTTTATTTATTTCTGGTATTTTTATTTTTTTTAACACCCTTAATATCCAAATTTATTGTCTGCCATTTGATAACTATCTTGAGTAGTTGAAAGTCTAAATCTTTCTGCAAATTTAGGATGTGTAGGTCTACTCATACAACCATAACGTAATGCATCATATGCGTGATCTTCTGCATTCGTATCTACATCTTCGGGGTTTCTATCATCTGTTGGTAATATACCTAAAGTTCTAATTAAATTTTTACAAGTTTTAAATATTCTAATACCAGGTTCTTTATCATTTACCCTTAATCTTTTGTGAACTTCTAGTTTACCATTAATTCTACTTTTAGGAGATCTATCTGATGGTCTCCATCTGCATCCATTTTGTACCATTGTCTCTGCAATACTAGGACCAACATCACCTCTCTTTGCCCAAGTACTAGCATCTAATACACCATAGTGTATATACTCTCCATTTTCAAGCATTAAGACTTGACGTGCAAAATTATCTGCTGTAACTTTTTTAGTATATAGTTCTCTATAAATCCATAGATTATTATTATAATCAACAGCAAACCATAAAACACAAGCAGGAGAAGAATAACCCCAGTCAGCAGCACGAAACTTATACCAGCCTCTAGGTATTTCAAAATTTTCAACCACATGAATTGATTTATTAAATTCTGGAAAAGCTGAGTCTTCATAAGCATCCCAGTCTCCATCTAAAAACTGTTTACGTTGTGCGTCAGGTAAAGATGCAAGCATGATATAATAATCATCAGTTTGCATAAGATAAGGATTGTCTTGTAACTTAGCTGGAATAAATCTTCTACTAATATATTTTTTTCCATTAGGTGTATCTATCCCTATGTCAAACGCTGTATTTGGTTCAGCTGGATCTACAAACATTTCTCGTACCCACTGTGAACCTACGTTTCCTGGGTTACCTGTAGCTCTCATATAAACAGGTATATCTTTATCAACGGATCTTAAAGAAGATCTTAAAAAATTATATATATCTGGCGAAGGATATTGTGGAAGTTCGTCTATTCCTATCCATGTGTATGATTGACCTTGGTATCTCAAAACGTCTGTTGTGTTCTCTGCGTAACCAAACTCTATCTTTGCCCCTGATGGGAATCGCCATTCTTTTTCTTGTTCTCTCCATTTTGCTCCTGGAAATGCTTTCGAGTATAATAGCTGAGACTTTTGGATTAAGTCTCTTAACTCTGGCATTGTCCGCCTTATTAGGAGTGCTCTGTGGTGAGCTTTGGAACAATAACGAAGCGGGTCTACTAGCATCGCATATGATTTACCACCGCCTCTTGCTCCACCATAAAATACTTCTCTTTCAGAAGCTGCAAGAAATTCTGTCTGTGGACCTGAATTAGGTTTAAAGATTACCTCTTGCTGGTTTATGTGCTCTTGTACTGTTTTAGGAGCACTCTCGATTATGTCCTCAGTAAGTAGTTGTGTCTCTTTTCCTGTTAATGCTTTATCAATAGTTAACAGTTTCTTTTTTGTATTTTCTGCAGACATCTTAGCAGAACGTAATGTTTGTTCTGCCTTTGCAACTTTCTTACGAGTGCGAGCTAGAATCTGTGTTACTGACTTCTTGGCTTTCTGTCGAATTATTTTCTTCGGTTTCGGTGGTGCTATTTCTTGCGAGTCTTTTTCTAAGTCCGACATGTGATATGTATCTTCCTGTTTTCCTATGTAGCCATTGAGCCGTTTCTCTTAATGAACAAGTCTTTGAATATTCTTTAGCTTGTCTAAGAGCATCTAATTCTTCTCTCACAGGTTCTAAGTAATTAGGATCCTGTGATTGTTTAAATCCAAAAGGAATCGTTCTAGCTTTCTTTTTTATCTTTATCGATTCCATCTTTTGGTGGCAATATAAATATTCCATGTAATGATTTCATATTTATATCTAGTTGGTCTT